TTGGCAACCAGACCATAACGAGTCTTGAAGCCAATTTTCGGCTGAAACGTCTGTTCCCCGATAGCGCGAGCCATCTGCAGAGGCACGTATGGGCAGTAGAACAGACCAGCGTCGTAAGGTGAAGAACCTTTGTAGCCGATCGTGTAGTACTCGTTACCCGAAGCAGACGCGAAGTAAGGATCAATATAAACCTTGATCTTACCGAACAGAACGCCGGCAAACGTGTTGCCTGTGTCGTCTGTTTGCAGGTTGCTTGACAGAGCAGGGCTGTAGTCCAGAAGACCAGCAGCGTTCAACGCAGTAGCTACGTCGGAACCACAGATCAGGACGTTACCCTTACCGCGACGAGTCGACTTAGAGATCTGGTTGGCATCGCGGTCGATCTGAACCATCAGGCCCTTAAATCGTTCCACAGACCAACGTCCGTTAGAGTCAACGTCGAGGTCAAAAGTACCAGCATTCTGAGTGTTCAGCTGAGCACCCGCAGTAGCAGTACCGTTGATTGCGCGAATAACTTCACGGTTGATTTCCGCCAGAATTTCAGCAGAAAGAATGTTGCTGAGTTCTGTTTCCGCGTCCAGTCCGTGAACCGCTTTCAGATCCTGTGCAAGTTCGGTTGAGTATTCAGCCTTCAGTGCACGAGTTTCAGCAGTTACGGTAACCTTCTCGATTGAGAACGCCATTTCCTGGAAGTAGTTGTCAGCTGCATCGCCGAGAGATTCAGCAATGGCAGTTGTCATACCACCTGGGAAGCCGTAGTTAGCTCCTGTCGGATCAGAACCGTAAGTTGTCGACAGCTGCGAGTTAGCTGTGACGTAAGCTGTGTTACCAGCCATGATAGCAGAGAAGCCAACGTTCGCTTCGTTGTAAAGCGCTTCTTTACCAGACTGGTTAGTATAACGCGGACGGATAGCAAAGATCAAGCCCGTCGGACCTGACATTGGCTGAACGCCGGCAACGTCATACGAAATTAGGTTCGGCATAGAACGACGAACCAGTGAGATAAGTACCGGGTCAAAAATATCGACGGCACCATCGCCAGCAGTCGAGCTGGATGCACCCATTGAGTTGTTTGGCGCAGCTTCCGACAGAAGCCCCGTACCAGACGCAAGAGCACGTTCCGTACGTGAGAACTTTTCCTGGTTTTCTAGCATTTGAGCAACAATGTTCTTTTTGTACGTTCCCTTGATCGGCTCAAGGTCTTCGTGCTCAAGGACAGGCTGCCACTTTTTTACCAGATGATCAGCAAAGCTCTCATTGAAAAATTCTGGATTCAACATAACTTTATAACTCCTTATTCTTATTCTTTACGAGCTGAGCGGCCAATTGCATTGACGTATGCACTCATTGCGCCCGTTGGTGTTGTTACTTCTTCTTCAATCGGTCCTTCATAATCCAGTTCTTCGTTGAGTGAACCGATTTCACTATCTGAATTATCAAAATAACTTTCTTTGATAGTTTCAAGTTTTTCTCGGTAGCTGTCTGAATCTTCAAATGCTACAGCTTCTGCGAGATCTTTAAATTTAGCAGCATCCGTATCAGTCAAATCTTCTGACAGTTCTTCAAAAATGTCTTCTTTTTCTCCATCCTTTACTTGTTTGCGAGCTTCAACAAGCTTGTTGTGTGTTTCATCAAGTTGAGCCTGAAGATCTTCAGTGTGTGCAACAAGTTCTTCCACAATGTCGACTTTATCTTCAGGAATTTCAACGTAATGCTCGACAAACAGATTCTTTAGACCACCAAGGAAGTTTTCAACCATTTCCTGGCGAATACCTCTTTCAATGGCGACCTTATTTTCTTCAACGTATTCAGCAGCAATATACTCGAGATATTCGTCGAGCTTTTCTGCCAGGTCATTGTAGATTTCTTCTTTTGCTTCAGCAAGTTCTGCTTCTTGTTCAGCAGCAATGTTTTCAAGAATTTGATTGACCTTGGAAACAACAGCTGCTTCAAAGATTGTAGTTGCTTTGTCTTTAAATTCTTCCGTTAGGTCTGATTCGTTTTTAAAGATAGCATTCAGATCTTCTTCAAGATTAATATCTTCGGCCGAAACTGAGCGAACGGTATATTTTTCTTCGTTGATTTCTTTACCATCTTCTTCAGTATATTCTTTCTGTAGTGCGGCAAGCAAACTATCAAAAGAAGAATCAAGAGAGCTACGATCCATGCTCTGCATCTTTTCGACCATGGCATTGATAACGCCAACCTTTGTCTTAACTTTTTGAGGAGCTTTATCTCCATTGCGCTTATCACCACGACGTGGCTTTGTTTGACCTTTAACTGGATCAGGAGCCATTGAAGGATCACCCATAGAAGCGTCAACTTCGTCTAGGTCATCATCTTCTTCGTCCTCATCATCGTCGTCATCAGATGAATGAGCCTTGTCGTCTTCTTCATCGTCATATTCCTCAGTCTTTTTGCCTTCCTCGAGTTCTTCTTCATCGAGGAATTCGTCTTCCATTTCTAATTCTTCTTCGTTAAGACGATCTGTTGACATCTTGAATCTCCTTGTTTATAAAGATTATCTTCATATTATTTATAAATTTCATTTCTCTAAGAACTATTTCTTAAAGGTTATTGATGAAATCCTCAAATGCTTGCATTTTTACTTCAGCAAGGTTTCTTTTACTTGCTTTTTTGACTTTGTTTTTGACCTTTTCAGATAGCCAAATCTTA